GTAGAGAACGCTCTAATGGCCTACACAGAAGGCGATCTCCTCGAATACTCGCGGCAGTACGGTAAAGCCCAAGCCAAGTTCCAAGAGGGAGCCGCTCAGGTCTCCATCATGAAAGACATGGAACGCGGCCAACAACAGCAAATCAGTCGCATCATCCCAGATAGCTTGTACGATTACACGTTCCAAGACATCCTGTAATCCGCCATGCCATTCCAATCCTCAGATGCTCTCGATGACCAGATGCTTCTGGATGGAAGCACTGGGTTTTCAACGGGCGTAATTTCAGCCACTCGTCCCGATGGTATTCCTGCAACCAGCATGGAATCGGCCATCAACATGGACTATGACGACTTCGGCAATCTCGTCACCCGTCTCGGAACCGTTTCACTGGCAGGCAACAGCATCACCGCCAACTGGGAGGACGTTATCACAAACTGGGAGTCAACGACTTCCAACTTCGGCAGTAATCTCCCCATCAATGCGACGGTATTGTCCGGCTTCTACTTCGATACAGCCGCATCCGAACGCCTCGTCATCGCTGTTAATGACCTTAGCACCTCTACCAAGAGCCTCTACTTCGGATCACCCGGCGTTTCCTACAACCTGATTTCAGGATCAACGCTCAACGCTGCCGCTTTATACGTTTATTTTGCGCAATTAAATGACAAATTGTTTTATTCGGACGGTCTCGGAACGCTGAAGTACGTCTCAAGCGCGAACCTCAATAGCTCTACTACAGCCGGCAAGATCAGCCGCATCGATGTCATCAATCAGGGATCGAACCTGTCAACCGTTCCTGCGGTAACCATTGCTGCGCCACCAAGTGGCATCACGGCTACGGCTACTGCGGTTGTTGCAAGCGATGGTAACCTTGTTTTTGTAACGATCACCGACCCAGGCAGCGGTTACACAACCGCTCCTTCCGTAAGCATAGGCGGTGGCGGCGGTGCCCACGCCGTAGCCTTTGTATCGCTCACGCCTCCTGCCCAGCCGATCTTTCTCACCACCCATACCAATCGGTTGTTCGCAGTTTCCGCGGATACATCCATCCAGCCCGATACCCTCTACTTCTCGGATATCCTCGATGGCGAATCCTGGGATCCTCTCGGGTCTCTTCGTATCGGTGGTGATGGCGATCCCATCAAGGGCCTCTACTCTTGGTTCGGCTATCAACTCATCGTCTTCAAGGAACGCTCTATTTGGAGCGTAAATGCCGATCCTACGCAGGATGCTGCCGATTGGACCATATCACTCATCAGCGGCAATATCGGCTGCTCATCGCACCGGTCCATCACCGCGGTTGGTCCTGACGTATTCTTCTTCTCTCGCGACGGCATCCGATCTCTCCAGCAGATCCAAGCCGGTACCCAGACCAGCGTAGGTCTCGCGCTCTCCAGCCCGATCAACGACCTCATCAGTCGCATCGACAAGACCAAGCTCGACCTCTGCGACGGTGTATTCTGGAACAACCGCTATCTGTTGGCGGTTCCGTTCGTCAGCGATGAACCAGCGATCCTTGGAATCGAAAGCGAGTACGCGCTTCTGACCGAGAACAGCATCGATATCGCCCTCGAAGGTGCGCTCAACGAGAACAACGCGGTCATCGTGTACCATTCACTGGCCCGCTCGTGGCTTGGATATTGGGACAACTGGATCGTTAACGACTTCATCCCAACCTCGTTCTCAACATTTGGACCCGTCCTCATGTTTGCCGGAGATATCATCTCGGTGTCAGCGGGAGCGGGCCAGGTCTGGTCATTCAACGATTACCTCCCGAACAGCCGACTGAATCCGGTTTCAAGCTCCGCATACACCGATGGCGGTGCGGATTATCAATCCACAGTGATCACCAAGGCTTACAACCTCAGCGAGCCTATCCCCGACAAGATTGGGTACAGCGTCCAGTTCGCTTTCGATAACCCGTACACTACCGCCACCACGACTGCCGAAGTGTCGTTGGCCAAGGATATGTCGGACACATTCGTGACGCTCGATTCCGCGCTGGCGATCACCTCAAGCCAGAAGTTCCTGAAGGCTTACAACCTGATCAGCCAAGGCCGCTGGAATACTTTGCAATTCAAGGTAACCGCAGACGCTGGTCGCTTGTCTCTGCAATCCACCATTCTCTCCGGATTTGTTGATTCGGTCAGACCCCAGCAATGAACGCATTCCCGAGAGTACGAATGATACAAACGCTTGAGCAAGAGTCTCAAGCTCTTCAAGCTGCACGGGCAAACAACGACTCGATCATTCACCCAACCCATGTGGTTGAAAGAGATGGCGAGATCATTGGTGCGTCATCTTTTGGAAGGGTGCCTGTTCTGCTTCTTTGGAATCACACCGAAAAAGTGTCGGCCAGAGACAGTATGCACCTCAAACGAGTTTATGACTCTATTATGGAGACAAAAGGGTTTCCTAAGTATTTCATAGCTTGCAATGAGAACAGTCCATACAACTCATATATGAAGAAGTTTGGATATAATCCTATTTGGAAAACCGAGATTTTTGAAGGAGGAGTATGAATATAGATTTTAATACATCAATGGTTCTGGCTCACAGCGTAATGCTGTTTGCTAAAGATGACTGGGCTAAAGATTACTCCTGCATTCCTTGGGGTCAGCCGCAAATGTGCGGCCCAGATTACAAGCAGCCGAATTTTTCAGAAGCCAATGCAGAGGCTGTAAAAGCTCAGGCTGAAACTTTTCCTTTTTTGCGGGCAATGGATGCTGCCGCCAAGCTTGGAACAAAAGTTACTTATAAAGGTAAGGAATACGATTTTAGCGGCGAGCAAAGAGATGCTCAGGGAAATCCACTAAAAGATGCTCAGGGAAAAACAATATACAAGCCCATTGGTGATCTTCAGATAGCTGAAACATTTGCAAGAGCTGCTGCTGACATTGCCCCTGAGCTTACAGGCAAACAGCTTAAGCTTGCTCAAGAATACGGAACCAAATTTGCTCAACAGCGTAGAAATGAGTTAGAGACTCTTGATCCTGAAAAGTTCAAGCTCTACGACCAGTTCCTAAAAAATACTGGTGGAGATCTTGCCGCCCCTGATACGCGGATAGACTCGCCCACCTACGAGAGCGTTGGAATGCCTGGTGCCCAAAAGGATACCGGGGCTTCTCAGTTGATCCGTAGTGAGCTTGAACGTCAGATCCAGCAGGGTCTTTCTCAGGTTGGCACTCTGGATCCAAGCATGGAGCGACGGGTTCAGCAGGCCGCTCGCGCTCGCGGTAGCTCCATTAACAATGTTCTTGGCAATCCCTCGGCTCTTCGTGAGTCGCTCGCAATTCAAGATGCTCTTGGTAACGCCAACTCTCAACGCTGGAACGCTGCAATGGGCTTGCTTCAGAGCGGTCAAAGCACGAGCGACACCGCCAATCGGAACGCTCAGGAAGCCTTCCAGAACATCCTCGCTGCCACCGGCCAGCGAAACACCGCGGCGCAACAGAGCTTTGCAGGTCAGATGGCTTCGCAGCAGCAGATGTTGACCGGTCGCCAGCAGAACATTGCAAACGCCCAATCCGCTCTTGGACTGCAACCAGTCTCATCTCAAGCTGCTCAACTAGGTGGTCTTCAGCAGGGTGCTTCTCCGTTTGTGACTCCTCAGTATACTCAGGGAATGCAGATGTCTAAACCTGGAGAATTAATGAGTATGGGAAGCAACTTTGCTCTGACTAACGCTAAGAACCAATACGAGGCCGATCAAGCCAACTCATTCATGAACCAGTTCCAAAAGTATGCAAGTGGAATTGGAAACCTTGGATCATCTTACGCGGGCTTCGGGCTTGGCGGCGGTGGATGCTTCGTCGCTCGCGAGTGTATTCCTGATCAGTGGGAGGCGTTCTACTTCTGGAAGGAACTCGTTGGACCGAAGTGGTTCAAGAGCTTCTACGACAACAACGCCGAGAAGTTCGCGAAGTGGCTCAAGAACAAGCCGAAGGTAAAGAAGCTTGTGGCCAACTGGATGATAGCTCGAATCAACAGCATAATCCCCAAAAACTGACATATGCCTGAAGCAATCGATAATCTGATTCAAGATCTGAATCAGGCCAAT